TCAGCGCTCGGCATGCTCGATGTGAATTTTCACCGCGAACGCCAATTCCTTGGCTAGTTCTTCCGCGCTCATTTTGTGCGCGGAATTGCAGACTTTGATTAGATCCGGGTCGGTGCTTACGGTGTACCCGTCCACCGACTGGATCACGCGGAATTTTCCAGTCGAAAGGTCTGCAAAGATCTCGTCGGTGCGCCCCGAGTATTCGGGGTAGGTCTGCGTCTGCGCCGCTGTAGCGGAGATTTCCTCACGTGTGAATTTAGCCAGGATAGCATCAATGTTCGCCATTTTTTGTTTCCTCCTATTTTCTGGGGGACTTGCTGTCCCCCTCGATGTGCTTTTATTATATCAGATTTTCCCGATTTTGTCAAGAGCTTTTTCCGAAAAATCTGAAATTTTTCAGACAATAAGATGCAGATCCGGCGCGCACCCGGGCTCGTCGCTATCCACCCATTCAGCTAGGCCGCGACGAACCATATCCAGCTCAATCTGCTCACGGATGTTTCGCAGGCGGTCCCGCTCTGTCCGGCCAGGGACCGCGGGGATCACCGACACGCGATATTCGTACAGGCACTCATACTCTCGGTACTCTGGCCCGGGGATGATCTCAGCATTGCCGTAAAAATCTTCAGCAACCCCGAAAAATAACTCCTCGGATTCATACCCGTAGCAAACTAAATTTAATTCAAGTCTTTCCATTTTACCCCTGCCCTTTCACTTGTTCTTTTGCAGCTGTCCAAATCTGGATTGCATCATCCAGATTTTTGCTACTTCCGTACCGGCGGGATACGCCCCCGGTACGCAGCGCCACTACCCAGGATCGATTAGCCCGGTCCCAGTGAATTCCGCGATACTCCTTCGCGCGGACCCGGTCTGCTTCGCCCGGTTCTGCCGGGTCCGCTGGAATCAGCTCCGCAGGCTCCAGCAGCTCCAGGGGATTGCGGGCTCCCAGGGCCGCAGCCACCAACTGCAGCGAATCAACTCGCGGCTGGCGGTCGGCGTATTCGATCCCCTGGATCACTGCCAGGGACACCCCCGCACGGGTTGCAAGCTCTTTTTGTGTCAGCCCGGCCGCAATTCGCAGTTGTGCCGCCCGGGTCACCCCCCGGCCCCCGCGCCGGGGGGACTTGTAGTTGTGGCTCATTCGATCACCCCCTCCCGTGCCAGGAGCTTCGCAAGCTCTGATAGCGCCGGGCTGGCGTAGTCCTCCAGCTCGGCATTTTGCCGAACCGCGTCGGTGAACTCCCGGATGAATACCCCGCTGCTCACCCGGTACCACTCCGGCATTGGCCGGAGGTCCCCGTCGCAGGACCACACCTCGCGGGTGTAGAAGCGACGTTCGCCGGTATACCGGAACTGTGTACGGCGCACATACGCTCCGCCGTTAGTGTTCTCCGCCCGCCCGGCGGTGTGGTCCGCCGTCACGATCGAGAATTTCCCGTCCTCGTCGCCCAGAAGCTCCCCCAAAGCCTCCATCAGCTCCGGGAACGCCTGCACACCGGAAGGGTACATCTCTGGTTCAGCTTCATAATAATCGCTATAAAGTATACTTATGATTTCGCTGAGTGTATCTCTGTCACACCCAGTGAAATCACTCTCCCAGAGGTCTTCCCGCTGGAAGTCTCCGTCCGGTGTCTTCCGGTAGGCATACAGACAGCTGTCGCTACCGAAATCCACCCAGGCGGAAGAGTGGTAGAGATCCCCTCCCAGCCGGAAGGAGACGAACCCGGGCCGGACATGAAAGCCGTCTGGAAGCGTAGTTTCCCGGCTGTGGAATATAAAGTTCCGGGGCCGCCAGGCTTCGAATTCGCGGGACATCTGCTGATCAGCATCCGCTATCCACGCTTTGATCTCTCCGAAGTCGGGCCGTTCTCCGTATTCCCGGTAAAATGCCTGGGACGACAGTTTTATGCCCACTGGGTTCGCCGGGTACCAGGTGTACTGGTCCCCGGACTGATCCGCCCAGGGGACAAAGTATTTTAGCTCCACGGGGATACCATCTACGGTCCCCTCAACGCGCAGATCTCTGTCGATCAGTTCTGCGCTGTTGTCGTCAACAACTACGCTTTTCCCGCATACGTTAATTTCCATTCTCGGTCCTCCCTATTTCCGGGGGACTTGCCGTCCCCCTCAACGTGCTTTTATTATAGCAGAAATTTCAGATTTTGTCAAGAGCTTTTTCAAAAAAATTCTTGACGCGCACTGTGCGGCGTGCTACAATAGTTACTGCCCATCGCCCCCCGTGGGGCGTGAATTGAAACGTTGGCAAAAGCAGGAAGTTTCCGTCCCCTCGCGGGGGCATTCTGCACAAAGTAAGAAAATCCCCCTCCCAGCAGCCGAAACTGCGGGAGGGGGATAATTTTATGCCTATTTGCCGGAAAGCTGCTTGAATGCCTGATTTACGCCGGTAGCGGCCAGCCCAGACGCCGCACCAACTGCGGCGGCAGTAATCGGGTCGCCGGCCGGGAAATCCGGCATGCCGATGTACAGGGCGGCGATTCCCAGCAGCAACCCCGCCACGCCGCAGGTCACGGGGATCCACTTATTATCCAGGCCGGTGGCCCGGACGATGAGACCCACGATGTAGCACATGACAGTGATGGCTACCACAGTCGCAATACCAAAATCCATATTGATACCTCCAAATTTAATCATCGTGCAGGGCATGTACACCCAGCGAAGTCAAAAAATCCTTTTGCCGATGCTTGATATCGGCTGCATACTCCAAAGCCCTGTGCATATCCCCGTTGCAATGCGCATCCGGGATCCGCTGCACCGCCTTGGCTGTAGCCTCCCCCAGGGCAATGGCCGCCGTGGTGGACTGCAGCAACATCACATCCAGCTTTTCCCGGCTACGCTCCAGCTCTTCGGCCTTTTTCTCCCGGCGCATAATGCGCCGTTGGAGTGCCCAGGAGCAAAAGGCCGTGATGGCCGTAGGAATGCCCATGGCTGCCAAAAATGCAATGATCATATGATCTGCCATTGATTGCGTCCCCCCTACCCCAGGAGGGCGTTGACTCGCTGCTGCACAGCGGCATAGTCGTACCCGGCGGCGGTCAGACGCTTTTCTCGCTCCGCGCCATTGCCCCACAGACCGCGCAGCACCTCTCTGGCAATTTCATCCACAGACTTTTTGCTGGGAATTTTGATCTGCTGCCCGACCCGGATCAGATTGGGATTGCTGAGGCCGTTGTAGGCCGCCAGGGCCTGATAGGTAAGACCATACTTGGATGCAATGCCAGACAGAGTGTCACCGCTTTGCACGGTGTAGACGGCGCTCTGGCCGCCATACACCATTTTGCCGTCCCCGCCAAAGACGGCATAGCCGGGATGCTGATCAGCGGCGCGCTTGGCGTTGTCCAGGACGGCATAGGCGCCAATCTGGCTCTTGGCGTCCGCCCAGGACTTTCGCACCCGGTAAAGCTGCTCGCTGCCGGAAGGCTTGTCCGACTGCCCCAGGCGATCGTTTACCGCCTGGGCGATATACGGGAATTTGCTTTCCAGGTAGGGACCAGGGCAGGCTGTAGCGGCAAACCATTTATGCATAGTCAGGCTTCCGCCCTTATCGCCGGTATAGTTCAGCCGCTGGATGCCATTCCGGCGGCAGATATCCACGCAAAGATCAATCAGGCTTGCCAGAGCGGCGTCGCTCACGTGCCAGTCCGGCGCACCACCATCGTTGGCCACCTCGATGGTCACGGCCACATGGTCGTTGTCGGCGTTGGAGCTGCACCAGGAGCGGTCCCGCTCGTCCACAAATTGGCCAATATGCCCCTTGCTGTCGATGCCATAGTTCGCACTGGCCTGCCGTCCGGAGTTGGCAAAGATGTTGCCGCACTGCTCCAGTGTGAGGTTGCCCGCCATGTGGTGGATGGTGATTTTGGTGATAGGCTTGTTCCGGGGGCTGGTCCGGTTGGGGCTGATGTGGGTGTAGGTTACAAGGTTACTGTTGCTCATGATTTTATCCTCCTGTTATGTTATGATGTTTGTTAGGGTGTCATTGCCGCCTCCGGCCGCCAGCAACGCCGGGTACATGGCGGGGCTCATGGCACTACCTCCACATACAGCCCCACCAGCTCTGCCAGAGCATTGTAAACAGGCTGTCCAGTACTCCGGGTGCACCGATACAAAATGCCGTTCTGGGAGTAGTACAAGCCCTCAGAGAGCTCCATATTCCCGTCGTAGGGGATAGGATCATATTTGCTCCCGTCGTGCGCCTCGTTGATGTACTCCCACAAGGACGGGGCGTTTTCTGGCTCCCAGCCTGGCTGGCTGGTATGCTTCTGGCGACAGCGGCAGAGCCTGCCTCCGTACTGCACCTTGTATTCAGCTGGATACTCCGTTCCAGGGGCCCACTCTGGGTAAAACTCCCGGCTCCGCAAGGCCGTTGCATCATCCAGAGGCAGGCTGTTGATTTGCTGAGCCAGCAGCATGCGCGTTACTTCTTCAGCCGTAAGCGGACGGTGGCGTTCGGCTGCGGCCGCTCTTGCGGCATCTTCTTCAAATGCCTCCAGTTCCTCCAGCGTAGCGTCTCGGTATTCTCCGTTTTCAAGTATCGTCATGCCCGCACCCCCATGATTTTGATATTAGTTCCTGCCCCGATCACCATTCCGCCAACAGCGGAGAACGCAAAGTTTCTCAGAGTCGACTCCACAGTGGCAATCCACCCGGTATGCCTAGTGCCAGTCGTCTGATAGGTGTTATTGTTGTTTGAGCTAGAGTCATGCCAGATAAGTCCATCAGTTATCGCTTCGAGGGACGATGCGATAAACCTGCTTGTTTCGGCACCAACCACCGGGAGATTCGGAGAATAATAGTAAGTAATACCGTTTACACTCAATTCTCCGTTGGCAGATTTCGTATTTGTTTCCGATCCAACCGCAGATACCATAATCTTTGCTTTACGGAGTCCGAACGGTTTATTGTCTTTGTCTTTGCTGATTGCAACAACTTGGACATCGGCTTCTACTGTGATGTTGGCAATTTCTTCCCATTCCAATGCATCCAGCATCATCCATTTGTTGTAATTTTCCAGACATACAAACTGATGGATGCCCTTTGTCAGGGATGCCGGATCAATAGCCGACATGCTCCGGTAGACAATTGCACCGACAACTCCATTGACGTCAAGCGTCGGGTTCTTGGCCGTGTTATCATTTGTGAACTCCACAGTGACGATACTACCGCCGACAATAGGGCTTGTGATATAGCCCTGCTCTACTTTAGCGGCAACGTTTGCTGCCGTGGTGCATACACCAGCGGACGGAGCAGCATTGCCGTCATTTGAGATATTGGCAATCTGCTCATCCACATATCCCTTTGACGCCGCGTCTGTATCTTCGACAGGATCATTCACGCCACGCAACCGGTTTCCGCCAAAATCAACATTGATATCAGCATCTGTAGTGAGTCCAGATGTGAGGTTAAGGCTGGTAAGCTCAACATCTCCTTGCAAAAACTCACGTAGGTTTTTGATTGCATCGCCAGCGGCTTTTGCATCTGCCGCGCTCCCCTCCTGGGTAAGGGTCTTGTCCAGCGTTACGGGTCCGGTGGTGTCACTCGGATCCAGCAAAATGGCCCCGCCACTTAGCAGTAAAAAGTGATGTACCTTTTTCGCCAGTGCGTCAGCACGTGCCGAGGAATAAGTCCTAGAATCAATAATAGCATGCGACTTATTGGCTATTGTCAGCGATGCTCCATTGGCTGTGTTCCCAGGGTTTTCAAAGTTGACGGCCAGTACCGAACCAATAGCTGCTGGATCAAACCCGGCAGAAAGTGATCCGACTTCTTTTATTGGACTGCTCCCCGCAGAGGCGCAGGTACCATAGCCGGACGCCGGTATCTTAACGGCACCAACCTGGCCATTGACTGATGCAACATCGCAGGATCCTGCCGGGCCTTGGGGACCAGGCTCGCCGGGGTCGCCCTTGTCGCCTTTTGGCCCTTGGGGGCCGGGGTCCCCTTTGGGGCCCTGGGGCCCCTGGTCGCCAGCCGGTCCAGCTGGTCCGGGTGCGCCGTCTTGCCCGGGGTCCCCCTTTGGTAGCACGATCTGCCTGGTTTGCACCGATGTCATACCAAACTTAATCGCGTCAAAAGCAATCTGCATAATATTACTTTCTGGCTGCGATATTTGCGGGATGTAATATCCACCATCCTGGCCGTCAGACCCGGGCGCGCCGTCTGCACCTGGATCGCCATCCTTGCCCGGTGGCCCCACAATATTGGCCGCTGCTGGCGGATCGCCCATGCCATCCTTGCTCGGTGTCCAGGATAGGGTGCCATCGTCCGCCACATGCGGGATCCAATACCCGCCGTCCTCTCCGGGATCCCCAGGCACAGGGGTGCTGGTACCGCCAGATTGCTGCTTGTCCAGCAGGATCCAGGCTCCGTTTATTAACATAAATTGATACAGCCCTGCAGTAATGTCGCCCGCCCCAATTGGTTGCGCTGTGATGCGATCTCGGATGGTGTACTCAATGCCATTGTAATCAAGCTTGGGGCTCTCGGCAGTATTGTTGTGCACAAATCTTACCGCCAGCACCGCACCAATCGTGGGCGCAAAACCATCCACGAGAGCCGCTGTTTTGACCACATAGTTTGCGGCGGTGGAGCAGGTGGTATATGCATTCACTGGCAGTGTTACGGATCCGGTCTGCCGGTTAATCGCTGTAACGCCGACATTGACGGCGACATTCCCATCGCTGCCTGGCTTTACGCCATTGACGAATTTTACCGCCCCGGCAGCTGCAGCCTTTGCCTCGTTGATCGCCTGGTTGATGTCAGCAAGCGACCGATAATTGTAGTAGCTGTGGGACGGGGTAATGCCTGCTGCGGGGTTGGCTTGTACCGCAACGATAAAATTAAAAGTAGATATGATTGTTGTACCGCAGATGATGGCAACATCTGCCACAACATCGCCAGGGCACGTCAGCATTTGTGCCGCCAATCGCACGGTGATGGTATCCTTGCCCAGTGTACAAGCAATTAGGTTGTCCTCGGTCCTGTCGTATATGCCACCTTTGCCGTCTGGTTTGCAAAAGCGGACGACGCCCTTCGTTTCCGTCCCGGATTGGGCAATCTGATTATTGATGTTGGCCGGCGCACCGTTATCGTATAGTTTGATTGCGACTTCTCGACTTCCGGCGTCGCCCTGCTTTGCCACCACGCGAGGGCATGGATCCCGGGAGGACATATCAAGGTTAATTGTTTGTGTATTATACATCTTATTGCCTCCTTTTCCACAGATCAGCAATTGTACTGTCCAGCCCGCGCTTTGACTCGCCCAAATCAATTGCGGTATAGCGCTCCGCTAGCACGTCAAACTCAGTCCGGACAACTTTGGCCTTGGCAGAGATCCCAAGTCCCGCATGCCAGATTGTGACTGTATCACACAAGCTTACGTGCTCTAGCGGCGCAATGCTTCTGTACTCCAACGTCTGCCAGAGTGGGACGAATGACGCTTGCAACGATACAATCGGGCTTACGACTTTGTTGGCGCTTAAATAAGCGCTTGCTCGACTGCGCAATTGATCAATTGTGGGAGGCTGCTCAAAATCGCCACTTAAATCCAGCGGGATTGTCCGCCCATAATTCGCGCTTCCGGGAGTGCTAATCATACACTCAGGCAGAGTCACCAACACGCCAATGCCATCTTCTCCATCTTTATAGTAAAATGGGACAACTCCAGTCAATGCTGTCTCTACACTGGTAATTTGCTCCATATCCGTCAGATTTTTACCATATGCAACGACTACCCCATTATCATTCCCACGTGCGGCATGTAGGCGGACATTCCACCGATCCCACTCATATTCTCCACCGTAGATATCCAAGATGGATCCATCTGCCCCGCCGAGACGGTTTCGCGCCGAGGCCGGCACTATCTGATCATAAATGCCATTGCCAGACTTGGTTGCCACAAAAGCAAACGGCACATCCCCTACGCAATGATTGGAGATCCCAAGCATCGCGCCAGCCACGTCAGAGGCCGAAAACGGCATGACGACAATGTGATTTAACTGATAACTGATGTGCTCCGCACTGACAATCAATGTTCCATTGAGATTAGCGGCGACTGAATAAATTCGGAAGGGTTGCCATTTGTCCAGCGACGTGGCTGAGTCATTGCTGGGAGCCAGGATGATGTTATCTACGGTCAGATCGTTGGCCCGCGCACCGCCTGCAGGGTAAGTCATAGAAAGTTCAAACTCTCCGTTGCGTTCTTCCGCCACAATGCAACTGATTGCATCAGGCAGGGTCCCAAGCCCAAAACTTGCAAAATCCGTTTCTGCTGCCGCGTACAAAATTGGTATCACATCGTCCACCACCTAGGTACGATCTCTATCCGGGTCACGCTTTGCGCAAGCTGGCCGGATACAGCGATCTCGTTCTCGCCCGGAGCCAACACCGGAAAACCGTTATGTGAGCTCATTCTTGAATTATAACTAACATTCCCTATATAAGCGTTCTGCATTTCACTATCTACATACAGCCCATCAGGAAGGTTCGTTATTGAAAATGCCATATTATTTACATTAATAGAGACATTACCGCTGCCAAAAATACAGAAGAGCGGCTTTGACTCGAATGATGTAGGATTATAAATTTTTGTCTGATACAAGCGGGGGGAATCAGGAATATCAATAGCAAATACACGTTGTCCGTCATCTCTCCACAGTTGAGGCTTGCAATCGAACTGAATTGTGAATCTTCCACGTTGATTCCAGAAGTTTTCCATAGATAGGGGGCCATCAAAAGCCGCCATTCGAAAGACCCCTGGATGGTAGGTGTCCCGAAGTTCTGCATATCCGTCCTCGGCAGCATATAGCCAGTCAGCGATCTCCGACATTTTGTCCGGGCCGCCCCTGCAGTAGCACTCGTACGCGACCGCAACATTTTCGTAGTTTCCTTTATCCAGCCGCAGGGACCCGTTCCGCCCTGGAACTGATACCAGCTCGACTTGCCGGATCGGCTTTTCTTGCGTTGGGAAACGTTCGACAAAAACGCCAAAGTCCGTGCTGCGCTTTCCCGCAAAGCAAAAATAATTATCCATTCACAGCAAGCCTCCTCCTGAACATTCGCTCCGCATCGGCCATGACATATCTCGAAAGCTTTCGCTCGTCAATTCCGGCAGGCGCATTCACGTGGATCGCGATCCCACCTAAACTGATATTCTGTGCGCCGGTACCGGTGCTCCCGTGATTTTCTTGGCCCACTGTGGGGATCACAAAATTTCGCTCCCCAAGCTCGGCCATTCTACGCATTACATCTCCGTATTTGGACATGTTGTCCTGGACGGCGTTCACAGCGCCCTGGACCACATGGGCAGAGTTCTGATAAAACAGCCGAGACGGAGAATTGATTTGATTGTACGCCCGGAATGCATTGTTGCCGGTGCGAGCCAGCGACTGCATCTGGTTCCCGTACAGATACTCGTTATCCTTTACGCCGGCCATAACGCCACGGACAATATCGTTTCCCATGCCGTAAGCCTCAGAGTATACAGCCGCTTTCCCGTCCGATAGGCCTGTAGCAAAATCAGCCGCAATTGCAGCGGCATTTTCTTTGCTCTCATTTTTCTGCCGGAAGATGTTGTTCAATTCGTCAAGCTTCTCGTCAGATCCATCCAAGATGGACTGCAAGATCTGCATGGACTCAACTGATCCATCTGACAGCTGTTTTACCAGGCCATCATCCACGCCACGCCGGGCAGCCTCTTTGAGATTGTCCGCATAATTGTCAAATGCCGTCTGCTGGGATTGCAGATTTTTTATCATGTCATCAATACTCATTTCGCATTTTTCTGACACTTCGTCAAAAAGCCCGATTTGGGTATTCATGCTTTCCAGGGTGGATACCCGGGTGGCCTCATACTCGTCCTGGAGTGCTTGCAGGCGGCCAACCATCGTCTGCACAGCCTTATCGGTGTCCGACAGCTTGTCGCCGCCGTTTTCGCATTCATCAGCAAACAGTTTTAGGGCATTTTCTGCGTCGGTAATCTGGCCTTCGTAGTTGGCAAGCGTTTCGTTGGCTCTATCAATATCCTCTGTTAGCTTTTCTTGGGCTATCTCGTTCTCCCGAAGATCAGCGACCAAATCCTGGACCTTTTTCGACGCCATGTCGTACTCGGTTCCCAGCGTTGCATACTCCTGACCCAACATCTTTTGGACATCCAGGCTTGCTACGCATTCATCGCCGTAAGTTTGCTGCATCTGAATCACTTGGCTCTGAATGCCCGCCATCGTCTTCGTGGCTTCGGTGAGCTGCTTCTCTATAACGGCAGCCTCCGCTTCCAGCCGATTCCGCTTTGCCTGTGCATCAATCAGGGACGCTTCTGCTTTTCCTTGCTCCTCCAGGACATCTGTATACTTTTCTTGGAGCGCTTTGGTAGTAGCGTTCTTTTTCCAGGCCTCAATGTCGCCCAGCAGAGCACTCGAGTTTTTGTTGATTAAGCCGGTCTGCTCATCGATCACAAGATTCAAATCCGGAATCAGCCCATTGAGCTGCTCCACGATCATCTCATACTCGCGATGCGCCACAGCGGTGTTTAGCCCCGCAGCCTCCAACTCTTGCAGCCGTTGCACATATATTCCTGCAGCATATGCTGCTCCTTCGATCTC